TAGCTAGGATGATGTCAAAGCGTTGTTGACCAATTTTCTCCATGGTCTGGTATGTACTATTCATCAACGCTTGAATCTTGCGATCTTCTGTAGGAGTTAAACTAGCAATACCAGTGTAATCTTTATATGTTGCATCATCAAACCACACATCGGCTGATTTACGTAAGCCTTGTATGTTAACTAGGAATCCTGCTTTCATATCTGCTAGGCTAGTACCTTCATAACTTGTATGGAATATAATACCAATCTTAGCACGTGCTATCTGTTGACCAAGCTGGCTGTCTGCAGGTACAGCATAGGTAATTGTGTTGGGAGTAAATGTTAGGCATCGCTCACCGCCTATGTCAGCAGTTTCAACCCCGCCCTCTTTAAACAATAAATCACCTTGAATGACTCCACCAATGCCTAGTTTCTTCAGGTGTTGTAGAGCACTGGCTAGGATTTCTACCAGCTCAGGTTGTTCACCGTAGAACTTTTCTATATCTCTTGATGTTTTGCAAACTTTAGGCTCTGCTTTGGCAAATACACTTTTAGTGCCGACAAAAAACTTACCGTCTGCAGGATCAACACCACAGATGATCGCTGGACTACCATCCCACTTGACTGTGAGTTTAGTAGTAGTGCCTGTGCCTTCTGCTAACATGCCGCGTAGACTTTCTATATAGTCTAATGCCGACATAGCACCAGCATAACCAGCGTTGAACACTAGATCTTCTAAGTGCTCAAGATGTGTATTCTTGCTTTCTGTTAGCAAGAACTCTGGAGTTTGACGTTTTATTTCGTATAATTTCATTTAATTGTCTGCATTATTTTAGCGTATCTAGGATCTGAAGGTTGGATGATTTCATTTCCTACTGTAATTGGTTGTAGAGTGGTTAATGGTGTTAGTCTTTTAATTCCCAATGGCAGAGATGTCTGTGGTTTTTCAATAACATTTACACCACTGCGTTTTAATCGATCAATAACATACTGTATAACTTCTATACGTTTTTGTTCATTACCTGTTTCACCTGATTTAGGTAATTGGCCTGCTATATATTGATTGGTTATTTGCGTACCAAGACGAGCACGATCAGCCATAATATCTGCAAACTTGTCATATTTGGCCATAGTAGGATCTCCAGCAGTCTGTGGAGCTCTTAGGGCATTTTTTTGTCGATCATAGCTGGCCACAGTGTTTGGGGCAATAGCTCTGGCAACACCCTTAAAAAATCCTGCTTCTGAGATAACTTCATTAATCTTCATCTTTGATCTTCCTAATACCGCGAGAGAATTTGGTAGGATCTTGACCTTTAATGGCGTTTAATAAACGATTTTCAAGTTTAGTAGCAGTTTCAACATCATAGTTTTCACGTATATGATTGATGAGGTTTATAGCACCATTGATGATATTATTAGCACGTGACTCTAGGAGATTTTCCTTGTCCTTGTGCGTTAATAACTCGTCTAGCTCAGTGAGTAGGCTACGTGTGCGTTTCTGCAAGATCTTTGCTCCGGTTTAGAGTATTTATCGAAGATTAAATATTATTCTGAACCAGATTTGAGGCCGGCCAGCATACTCTTAAGTTTACTGCTATCTACACCAGCTTGGATTTTAGATTCTTCACTAGGTGCTACTGTTGAGCCTGTTTTGATTTGACTTAGGATATTAGTTGCACCAACTCCACGTAGACCACTTTCTTGTGCTTCTTCACCTGGGTCTGTAATTCTTAAAGTTTCTAAATCAAACTCTAGGTCTACTTTCATGCCCACGCCACTTGAACTACGTGTCTTCATAAGTTGCAGTTGATAACGGCCACGCTCACGCATAGCACGGCTAGTAAAGATACCAAACACGTTGTCAGCTGTGTTGATCTTTGATAATCCACCTGCGATGTGGCTGTGGTCAAATTCAATTTCTTCTACTGCTCCACGATTAAGCTGACTTGCCGTGATCATCAAGATGTTAAGTTCTTTGGATAGATTTCTTAACTCTTCTGACACATATTTGTCTTTGACAAACAAATCATTTGGGCTAACTTTGGCACTGACAGGCATGACCAAATCCAAATAGTCTACCATGATAAAGTCTACTCTTAATCCTGTTTGTACTTGTAATTCTTTAAGATAGCTACGGATCTGATTTACGTTTGACTGTGCTGGCATGTATTTAATACGCAAAGCACCCGACTTTTTACCTACCATCTTGACTTTCATTTCAACTGTATCGAGGTCTTTGAATACTTCTTTAGTGCTACAGTTTGCTACCATACTATCCATACGCATAGCACACAGGCCTTCACTGAGTTCTAATGTTAAGAACACACCGTTAAGTCCTTGTGTACACCAATTGATTGCGATGTTCTGCATGAATAATGATTTACCAGATCCAGATCCACCTGCAAAGATGTTTAGTTCACCGCGGTTCATGCCACCAAATAATCGTTTATCAAGAGTTGGCCAGCCAGTGCTTACCTGTCCGTTATTACTCTTGATCGCCAATAATCTAGCACGTGGATCTAAGAAATAGTCTGTGCCCATGTCTTTGGTTAATGATATTTGTACCGCATCTTTGATCAGTTTTTCTACAGGATCATAATCTCCCTTTTCCAGCAAGTCTGCTGATTTAAGGATCGCACGTTCAAGTTCATTCCTACGTGTAAAGCCTTCAAACTCTGCCATAAACCAACTGTAATGATCTTCTGTCAGATCCGGTACATGTTTTAATTCTACCCCTGTGACTGCCTTGACCTGTTCATGTGTAGGCATGGCTTTATGATCATCAGTGTGTGACTTGATAAACTTAGCCACTTCACGTAGACTACGATCAAAGTTTTCTGGATTATAGATGTTCTGTACACGCACATAACTCTGTGCGTCTTGTAGCATCATTTCTAAAAATAGTTTTTGTAGCTCTGAAGAATATTCTTTAGTCATTGAGTTCTCTAATTAAATTGTTTTTTACTTTTCTAAATAAATTTCCTGATGCTATATAACTATAATTATACTGTAGAATCTCTCGATTGTCATTTAATTGATCTTCCATTTCGTCTAATGTATAAGTTTTTTCCAGCCTTAACAGTTCTGCGTATAATTTTTGAACTCTATTATAAAATATAGGATCAGTTTGATATTGATAATCAATTACGTTATGTGGCATTTGGAATCCTAGTTCTTCGAGGTATTGAATTGAATTAACTCCTGATATTGGTAGAGGAAATTGAAAATGTGTAAATGGTTTTATTGTTTTTTCACTCGCCATCATGTATGGTAATTCATTTATTGTTTCTCTGATTACATGACAGGCGCTTTGATTATCAATTTCCCAGATAAATCCATGATGTCCAACTCCAGGATGATTATCAGATCTATGAACATCAAATGTTAATATTTTTCTACGTTCTAACAATTGATCACACAGTTTTCTATCTGAAAAACTAGTAATTTTTTCTAGATGATTATCAAACTCTTCTAAAGGTTGAAATTCGGGCATATAGTCAATATATCCATTGGGTATAGTCGAAAGTAGTGTAACTAAAAACTCTCTTTCAAAGTTACCCCAAGTCCCACCGTAAAAGTTAAAGTAATATTTTAATTTTTTTTTAGAAAATTTAAAATTAGGGTCTAAATCATCCCATAGTCGAAGAATAGGATCATTATTTAAAAAAGGACATTCGATGATATTGAATCCGTTATATCCAAATAATCTCAAATAATTTTGATACCAATCTTTTATTCCTATCTGGTGTGGTATAACTAAAAAAATATTGTTAATATCGCAACATTGTGAGATAAACCAAGAATGGATATACAACAATGTTTTCACTGATAGCTGTTCTCCATAAATCAAAATAACTTTTTGTGTGAATGATAATTGTAAATTAAATTCTTTAAATCGATTATCTAAAAAATCATGAACAAATTTTTCTTTAACTACAGGGAAAACAACTAATTCACCAACAATATGACCCATAATACTACAATCAGGACAATTTTTTCCAATGATTTTTTTTAAATTAAGATCGTCAAATTCTGTTAAGTCCATAATTTTTTCCTAATCAATTCTATTTTTAATCTGCTGGTTTCTTTGGCATCTAATATAGTTTTTAGCACAAACAGCCGACCATATTTTATCACTGCTTCATTCACGTCTTTACAGGTTTCTAACCACACAGGGTAACTTACCGTCCATCCGTATTTTATAGCTGCATCTATTAACTTAGCACCAGCACGATCTCGATCAGCTACTACTATGACTTCACGGCCCAATGACTCTATAATGTCTGCTTGTGTTTCATTACATTCATTATTTAACACTGCTACACCATCTATGCTCATAGCATCAAATGGTCCTTCACAGACTATGACAAACTTGCTGTCTGCGTGTTGATTGTTTATGTTAAACACAAAGTTTGGTTCATAGTTACTGTGATATTTTGGTTTAACGTTTTCTTCAATGGCTCTGGCAGTATAACCAATGGTCCGACCTTGCCAAACGAACGGTATGATGATTCTCTTGTGTAGATTATATTGCGCTTGACGAGTTGCGTAAAACTGATATTTGGCTATGTCAATTTTGCGTGCCACGCAATATTCCAATGCTGGGTGGACATAATCTAATGCGACCAAATTTTCAGCATCATCTGGTAAGTCACGGACTTTGAATTCAATTTTTTCTTCTTCAGCTTCTGCTTTTACCTCTTCTGGCGCAACCAATTCACGGACACGGATGGCTTCGATAACCAAGCGTTTGATGTCAGTGTCATCAGCACCTAACCATTTTAATAGCTTACGGAATTTGAATGTTAAGTGACGCCCGGGTTGATAGCTGGCTTTGAAGTTACAGTTGAAACAGTGATAGCTGACACTACCATCTGGGTTGGCTGTTA